TACTTAGACTTCTTAGGAATATGTGGCTTTAATTGTTCCCACACTTCATCAATTGAGTACGGGTTTAAATCTTTGCCTACATATTGCTTTTTAAACTCTGTTTTCGTCATCCCGATAAGTCCGTCGAGATTGAAGCGAACTTTTCCGAACTTCATTATAGAGCAGTTAATCCAGTTATTTCTGTGAAGTTGAAAGGTGCTAATACTCCAGCATTCAAAGTCAAATCATCTCCTGTTGTTTGCGCTGCAAAAGTCAACTCATAAGTCCCCGCTGGGCTTTCTGCAACAGATGAGATAGTTACAGCAGATGATGTATCATTGTTGTATAACAAGAAGAAAGACGCTGTATCAAAGTTCTCTAATGGCTCTAATCCATTACCTGAAACTATACCGCTTGCAGCCCAAGATAAAGTTACTGTAATAGTTGTAGGATAATCTACAGTCGCTTCTGCATCTGCTTGAATCATTGCATTTGTATATTGTAAATCAGCAGTAACCTCGTCAGACGGCATATAAACAAATTCGCTATCATCAAATCTCTCATCAACCATAAATGTAACCATCATTTTAGAGAAGGTTGTATTTGTAGCGTCAACCATTTTAGTAGTGATAGTCCCCTTTTGAATAGGAATTAGTCCCAAACTTGAACTGTCAGTTGATATTCTTCTTCCTAACAATTGCCCACTTTCTGAAATTCCATAGAATCCAATAGTTGAACATCTCAGACCGTCAACATACTCTTTTAATTTGTAAGGCGCACCCAATACAGTAAATGAAATCATTTTTTGACCATCTTTTAGATACAAAGCAATTTCGTCAATTGTTTCTGTGATTGCGTCTGCTCTTTCAGATGTATATTCCTTAATATTGTTTAAAAGAGAAATTCTTAAAGATCCATTTTTATTCCATAAAGACCCCTCCCAATTTGCTTGAGAAACTGGTGACAACAAGTAATTGTCAGAGCCACCGCTTTTTAAATTTTGGAAACCTAATCCTACGATTCTTGAAGGTTTACCGAAGCAGTCTATAAGACCTAAGCCTCCTACACCGCTAGTACATGAACATGATACCATAATGTTATTATTTTTTTAGTTTTTAATTTAGTTAACAGTTGCATTGTAAATTCTTATTAAAGCCGAGTTCCATTCGCACCTCAACCCCGCTTAAATTTTCGTTAAACAATGTCTTTGTCCCCCCGTCTTCATCCTCTTGACTAATAAACACACGACCTCGCACGTCTATCGTTGTATTAGTTAAATCAGAAAAGATTGAGCGATTATCTTTAAAGTATTTTAATATTCTATTTTCAAATAAGTTTTGCATTGGCTCAACTACTTCTAATTGATGCTCTTTAGTAAACCATATCTTAGCAACACCCTCTGGCGCACCTACTGGATAACAATAGTCCAACACAAAGAACTGCAAATCCGCTAGTGTATCTATTGCGCTCATTTCATCTTGTATAGTTGAATTGATTGGTGTACGCAGCCAAAACATAGGCAAATTACTTTCGTTGTATTCAACCTCGTAACTTCTTTCCATTTCAGTATCTTTCAAAGTTCCGAAATCAAAATATATTGGTCTAGTCGCTGCTGTCTTTGGTAATGTATCAGGATCGCCAGTAAAAGGGATTTGAACCCATTGGTTAAGGCTGAAATCTTCAACTAAAAAACTACCCTCTCCAGCGATTGTAATATAAGTGTTAGGTCTAATATGCAACGTATCACAACTATTTAACCTATAACCTATTAATGTAGGTGTATCGTCATAAACAGGTGTAGCCGTCTTCCAATAGAAAGTTGTATCTATTGCATTAATCGCATCTTCTAATATTTTTCTAATCTGTATCAATACCTAGAAATATAATTTTTATTAACTCCGTCATAGTCAGGATATGTAGTCATATTGTCACAAGCATACTCTTGAATTACCTTGAAATTCGCCACGCCTAGATTATATTTTTTCATCATTAAATCGCTGTTATTCGGGTAGTTCTTAGAGTTACTTGAATCAATCTTTTTTAATCCTGCAGTACTTGGACTTGCTTGTCGTGATTGATACCACTCGAAGTAAACAAAGCATTTTAACATTTCAATAATTCCAGTTGAATAGTCTTCAAATGTTCTAGGATTGTCTAATAACAAAGGATTAAATAAAGTTAAGTAGTTAGTATCTTGCGGAACACCGCTTGAAATATCAGCGATAAACAAAGCAGCCATAGTATTACCAAAAAGTTCTTTGATAGTTCTATCTTCTACGCTGTCAATTATCAATTGCAAATCAGTAGCACCTAAAGGACCAGTAGCAACAGCATACTGTCCGACAAACATAGATTGTGTTAATATTACACTCATTTCTTAGATGTTCTTTTTGCTTTTGGTTCGCTTATTTTTGGAAAATCCTCTTCCTTTAATTCTACATAACCTAATTTACTTAATTCTTTGTAGTTTTCATCTTTTAAGAATATTTCATCGCCCTTAGAATGATTATTAAAATCTGTAATTACAGTAACTAAATGTCTTTTTATTTCAATTTTCATTTTGATAGTTTTTATACCACAAAAAGCCCACTATGTTAATAGTGAGCTTCTGTAATTTAGATTAAAATTATGGAGTTTCCAACGCTGCTTTGTCAGTAGCAAATACACCCTTAACAAATGCAGTTCTATCGTTATTTCTAACAACAACCGCACCTCTCCATTCAGCAAGAATAGTTCTAAGGTTTTTAGTGTAATCATTACCATCTAGCCCCATCTCAATTCTAAGAGACCCCAACTCATAAAGCAACGCTTTATTGAAATCTCCCATTAAGTACTCGCCAACAGTTACAAGCGTAGTTTCTACAATTGGAATACCATCTAAAGATAAGTTACCTCCAATCATTGCCAATCTCTCAACATAACGCTTATCAGTAGAAGATACTTTAACTAATTTTAATTTTGTTACATCCGTTGGGTGCATGAAAATTAAATTAGGCGCATCTTGCTCAGCAATAGCAATTTGATTTTTAGCAACTACAAGAACATCTACTTCATTAGCATTGTCAACAGCAGCAGCAAATGAACCAGCAGCGAACGCAGTAGCAACTGTGTAAACTCCATTCAAGTTAGGTGCTGTACCATTTCCGCTAAATGCAGAACTTTCAACATCTTTCAATAGTTCTCTCATTAATTCTGCTCTAATTTCAGACTCAATGAAATCAATATCATCTAACATCTCAGTTGAAACTTTAATAAATGCAGTTCTTTTAACAACCGCTTGTGATGATACTACTATATCGTAATCAATTTGGTTTTTAGTTGCTCCTTCTGCTGTTCCTCCTGCTGCTCCTTCTTTACCTGATTGATAAACCCAAGAGATAAGGTTAGAATTGGCTGGTCTTCTTGAAAGTGCATCTAAGAATCTTACACGTCTTGAAGGAATAGTGTTAAGTCCTGCTATTCTTTGCTCAACTGGTACGTTTCCTCCTGAAATGTTAGTACTTTCAAGCATTGTGTCAACTGCTTTAACAGTCATTTCAAAACCTTCTTTTCCAGATTTCAAACCTTTGATTTTGTCAATGTTTGCAAGTAATGAACCTTTTAACGATTCATTTTTTTCAGTTTTAGAACCTTCTCCCATTGCAACTATTTTCAATCCCATAGATTCGATAGTTTGGTTTAAAGACTTCATTTGATCTAACTGAGCATCTCTTAACTCATTCATTGCTTTTTGCAAATCTTCTTTAGTTGCTTTACCATCAACATTCTTTTCTAGTTCGTCAATGTAAGACTTTAATTCTGCGTTATATTCGTTGTATAACCCTGCTTTTTTTTCTGCATCCTCGATTTTATCAAAATCTGTTTGACTAATACCTTTGGATGTTAGAAATTCTACAAATGTTTTTTTCATTTTGTGTTAATTAAAATTGTAAATACTTATTTTAGTTTTCTGCTCCAAAGTGACATTGTGCGAGTTGTCGGCTTCTTTGCTTTCGTGAGTGTCGTTTGACGGCTCAATATTTTCTTTTGCTGATGGGGTTAATATATTACTACCATCCCACAACAGACAACTATATTCTTTCAATGCTGCTTGTTTTATAACCCAAAAATAACCCTCTTCATCTGCTTTTTCTGGATTACCTAATAACGGATAAACATTTAGCCAATTTCTATACTCCTCATCGTATTCAGGGTCATTAATTGCTAAAGTAATATCCTTGTAAATCATTCCTACACTATGCTGGTCAACCTCTCCATTTTTGTAAGCGTCATAAACTTGCTTATTGTAATCTTCAATCAATTCAGAAACGCCAATTAAACAAATAGTATTACCATCTTTTTGCTTACCAAATGCAGACCATGGAACTTCTAATTCTAATACCTCTTTTACGTTTGCAACTTTAGAACGAAATCCCGCAGATGAATCGTGAGAATCTAAATGAAATATCTTTCCAATATTTTCTTTTATTGATTTTGTGAAACAACCTTTAACATGAACATCCCCATGAGAATCTAACCAATAATAAGTGTTTGCTACAACTTTCTGTAATCCATCAAACCCATTTATTATAACCTCCTTATTTGTTGACAATTCTTTCAACGGTATGTTTACACAAACATCAGAATGTTTAATTGCTGCCTTTTTCAAAGCAATCAATTCATTCTTATTTTCGTATATCTCTTTTATAGTCATTTCTTTACAGTTTCGTTATCCTTAACTTGCTTTAGTTTGATTTTGATAGAACGCTTAATTTCTTTGTCCTTCATTTTCTCAAACTTTTCTTCTAATTGCTTTATTGTTTCTTGCTTCATTTTACCTCTTATAAATTAATAATACCACTTATAAAATAATATTACCGTTCATAATTTCACAAATTTACGTAAAATATATTTATATTTGTAAAAAATATTAAAAAAATATGAAGTTAACAGATTCTATCCTTAACGGATTTTCAAGTTTATTCGGTGGCAAAGACAGTTACACGCAAACAAATTTTAATAATATGTCAAGGTTTGTGGGTCTTGCCAAAGGGGAATATAAAATAGATACGTCTATTGGAGGACTTCATGAGATAGCAACTACAACCGCTCATCTATCTGCTGTGATTAATCGTAAAGCCAATATGTTAGCGAATGGAAGGTGGAGAGAATATAAGATGGTTAACGGGAAAAAAGTATTAGTTGAAAAGTCTGATGCTGTAACTAAATTAGAAAATCCAAACCCTTTACAGAATGGTAATGAGTTTATGCGTCAGTTGTCATGGTCTTATGATACATATGGAACTTCAATTGTAAACTTAAATAGAGGTAATTTACTTATCCCTACAACAATGTATAGTTTACCAATGGATGAACTAAAAATAAAAACAAGCGGTAAAATATACAAACAATTAGATATTGATGAGATTATTGAACGTATTTATATTAGTACTGAAAGCGGAGATATGAACTTCGAGTTGAAAGACTTAGTTGTATTTAAAAACTCTAATCCTAATGATCCGATTCTAGGAATATCTCCAATAGAAATGCTTAAACTACCTATTGCCAATGTTAGGGCTGGGTTAGGTTTTCGAAATAGAATAATAAACAATGACGCTGCTTTAGGTATTCTGTCAGGTGTTGCAACTCAGGATATGAGTATCGGGTTAAGTGAGAAAGACCAAGAAAGAATACAATCTGGCTATAAGTCTAAGTTTGGTATGCAGAAAGGAAAGAAAGATATAATCATGTCGCAAACTCCAGTAAGTTGGACAGCAATGTCATATCCAACTAAAGACTTGATGTTGTTCGAGGAAATTACGCAAGACTTTAAAATTATTATAGACTTCTACGGATTGAACGAAAACATATTTAGCCGAGATAAAGCAAGTACGTTTAGTAACTACACAGAGGGTCTTAGGTCTGCATATCAAGACTGTATTATTCCACAAGGTCAAGACATGGCGTTGTCGTTTACTAAAGCGTTTGGAATGGATGGTGTTAACAATTGGTTGGAGTATGACTTTTCGCATTTAGATATTCTAAAAGAGAATGAAAAAGAGAAGTCAGAAAATACTAAGCGTGATGCTGAAAGCGCTGCTATACTAATAGCGAACGGTTACCAAGATGTTGCTAATAGCATTGTGGGTAGGATATTACCAGAATAACAATTTACAACAGTCAATATACAGCATTAAAACGCTGCTAATTTTGGTATTATAGGTCATTAAACAAGTTTGTATCGTACTTACCATTTTCCATCCAAAATTCAATAGGAACTATTGGTTTTGCATCTGGTCTATTACCTATTATTCGTTGAGCCATTTCATACTGCATTTTATAGAGTAAATCTTTAACCTCTTTTTCAGTATAATAACGACCTATAACAATAGATAAAATCCATTGCTTAAATTGTGCTAATTTGTTAGTTTTCTGTTTCATATCAATAGTTCTTTAATATTATACTGAATAATAATCATCTGATTTTAAAAATTGTTTCCAATCGTTCTCAGTGTTCATTTCTTCGCTATCAAATTCCTCTTTGCTCATTTCG